GCTATCTTCAATTCATGGCTAGTGGCCAAGAATATACTCACAAGGTTCGCACCTGTGGAAGCAGGGATAGTTAAAATGTTGATAAAACGCACTGATGGCATGGATGTTTCTTTGTCAAAAGTCGGTGAAATGCAATCAGCTAACTTCGCCTATGAAACTTACAATGAGTTCCTAGCTGAGGCACGCCGTAATAAGGATGGTTTACCACCTTATTCAGTGTCCCGCGAAGGATCAAAGCAACCGAAATATTTCACCTCGGAAATTATTGGTCGCATTGTTAAGGTATGCAATGACGCAATGTCAAAAGTGACAACCACCAACCCATTGGTATCGTGGTACACACCCGAGACTAGCGCTCCAGTAAAAGTGAAGCAAGAAGCACTAATGCACCCTCTTATCGACCCGTCATTAGCACTCGCCAACACGTTGGCCGGAGCTAAACATGGGGTTTATGAACGTATTAGTAAATTTGCCAACCGTGGTATTAGGCAACCAGAGTGGTACACCCAATACCTCACAGAGTACATTGATGAGTTTAAGCGATTTGCTGAATCACGCGGAGTCAGTTTCCCTTTGGAACCTTGGACCCCGGAGATGATTGAGGAACTCCAAAAGACCCCAGGGAAACGAGCAGCTATGGCTGCCGTGCGTGCGGGGGACGAGGATGAGCGCGTTCAATCCCAACCAAAGGACGAACCAATGCCCAGCCCAAAACCGTTGCGTGTCATAACTATGTTTGGCAAGAAAACGAAAATGGACTTGGCTATGTACGTCTACGCCGTTGCTGAGGTTATGAAATTGATGCCTTGGTATGCATTCGGCAAACCACCCGACGAAGTGTCAGATAACATTTCGCGCATCTGTTCAATCAGTAAGCGCATTGCGCTTTCTGATTATGTTAGATTCGATGGTACACACACTGAAGTCACACAGACTGGCGAGCAGGTGTTCATGGGGGCTATGTTCTCAGAACGCCATCAGCCAACTGTGAAACGGCTCATGCAGAGTCAGACTAATCGACCTGTTGCCATGCGAGTCAACAAGGAGGACTTACTTTATTATGAAGGTGAGTGGGCCAGATTCTCAGGTGGCATGAATACCAGCAATGGTAATTCATTTCAAAACAATTTCGCTAAGTTTTGTACAGCACGACGGATGGGTATGTCACCCAGCGAGGCTTACGAATACTTGTGTGCCAAGACTATGGCCGGTGGTGACGATGGCATCGTGGGTGATATAGATATGCCCCTTTTCATCGACACTGCTGAATCCTTAGGCTTTAAGATTACGG